TGGTGCGCCAATTCCCAACCCAGAATTATATAAAAAATGGCGAGATGAGTATGGAATGGATATTCGCTTTAAAGACTTTTACTCCTGGCTAGAGTTTCTTGGAATTGAAGAGGATGCAATGCCAAGTGCTGAAACTTTTAACAAACTTATATAACTTGATATGGAAATCACAAAATACACCCTAGAGCTTACAAGTAATGAGATGTTTGACCTGGCATACGCCCTAGAGAAGCAGATAGACGCTGACCTGTCACTCACCACACCCGTAAAGGATGATGGAATATTTAACGACTTTGAGTGCGAACTAAAGGTACTACAAGAGTTTGTCAGCAGCTTTGGATATAAGCTGGATGTGCCCCAGAAGTCTGAACACGGGTACTTGCATGAAAGTAAAATTAAATACTACGACTGCACAGAAGACTGGCTAAAAGCCTTACTAAAGCAAAGACGGAAAGAGCTAGAGCGTGCTAAAATACAGGAATGAAACGTAGCGGCTTCCGTCAGCAATCCCCAGAAGAAGTAAAACAAAAACAGGCTTTGAAACGCAAGAAGCTACAAAGTGTGGCAAAGAAGCCTAAGACCCCCTTAAAAGCCAAAAACAAGCCTCTGAGGGCACGTTCTAAGCTACCTACGGTCAAGACAATGCGTAACAAGTGCGACAAGTTACTGACCCCAATAATCAAGGTAATGCACCCCTACTGCTTTCTAGGTGCATCGCAGAACTGTCAAAGTGTCACACAAGTGGCACACCACCACGTTTTAAAGTCACAGTGTACGAACCTACGCTACGACATAGACAACCTAATCCCTCTCTGCAGCCCTTGTCACATGATGCTACACAGCCACGAGACATACTGGTCATCGGTAATAGTAGAGCAGAAAGGCATGGAATGGTGGCTACCCCTCAAAGCAAAAAAGCCAATCATGGTAAAAGCAGACGTACACTTTTACATAGAGAACTACGAGCGGCTTAGTAAGATACTGGAAGATTTAAAACGGGGATAACCTAACTACCAATACTCCTCCAGAGGTGTATAGTGAGACTATGACTAACTTTATAGAAGAACAACAAAGGGAGGTACAAACTAAGGCATGGGCCATGTTTGCAGGGAGGAATGAGCTAACTGCACATGATGTGTTAGATGAAATGACCAATCAAACCATCACCAACACCCTAAACCACATCCTAGAGAGTGGACTGTTGGAGGAGAAGGAAGAACTTATGCCCTCTGAATACCTTAGTGGTAAGCAACACGGCCACAACACAGCAGTAAGAGCAGTCAAAGAGTTTATGAGTAATATGGATAAAAAATAAATATGAACAGAAAAGCATTACAAACAAAGGGAATTGCAACTGAAAACAATAGAGGTGAATGGGTGCCGCCAATCCCTTGCCCTTATTATTATGGATGGAGACTTAATAGGTGCCGATGTGAGTGTGGAAAAAAGTTTAAAACAGAGGAAGAATACAGGGGGCATTACGCGTATAAACACATTTTATTTCCAGAAAAAGTATGAACAACCCAAAAGTCGGAGATGTGAAAATAATTAAACCAAGCATAGATTCTTCACAGGACACATTAAACGAACTACTACTCACACTGGTTGACGCGGTTAATGAGTTGAACGGGCACACCCCAGTCAAACCAGAGAAGACGTTGGAGGAGAAGTTTATTGAATGGTGCGAAACTGATGGTTTTTTACTACCTTTACACGAACTACTAAAAGACCTCGCCCAAATCGCAGAGGAGCATTATAAGGATAAGCAGGATTAGAATATGGATTTCTTTGTAATCGGAACATGGTTTAACACATTTATTATCGCAGTGTATTTAATAACCTTTGGAACCTGATGGTGGAACTAGACAGTGGATAGCATTCAAGCGTTTCAGGAATACGTTACGTGATTACTTATCAGCCCTAGACAACACCCCACCCGATAAGGTATAATAGAAGGGCTGGTAACTCTTAAAGTCTCCGCCAGCATCCCCCTTATGGTAAGCACCTAGTAGTGAGATATTTCTTATTTATCTTTTCTGACTATCTGTATTGACTCACACCAATACACCGACTCACTACAACGCAGACGTTCGATTCGTCTATAGGGGACAATATATATAAATATGTACACAGCAATAAACAAATACGTCATAGCAACAAAAGTAGATAATGAAACTATTAGTGGATCTGGAATTATCTCAGGCGGAGGTGAACCACGATACAAAGTTGTAGCCACAACAGAGGAGTCAAAAGATTTACAAGACAAGGTAGTAATAGGGGTAGCCAACAAACTAGATAACGGTTTCTACTACATCGACTACACGCAGATATTTGCAGTAGTAAGCTAGACAACGTGTTATAGTAGTTGTATATGGCTAACCAATACAAAGCAGACCCTAGACAATCCTTATTCTTAGCAGCCTACCTAGACCCTAAAAGCGAGACATTTTCTAATGCATACCGTTCCGCACTACACGCAGGATATGAAGATGAGTATGCTAAAACTATTCTTTCTCAAGAGCTTGATTGGTTATCAGATTCTCTCAGAGATGAAGAATTAGTAAGTAGAGCAGAAAAAGCACTCTCAGAGGCACTAGGATACATCACAGTAAACGAAGAAGGCAGAGTTGATAGTGGAGCAGGTAGATTAAAACTAGACGCCGCTAAACTTGTTTTAAAGGGATTGAAAAAAGACAAGTATTCAGAACGGTCAGAGTTTACCGGAAAAGATGGTGGAGCTATAGAAATAAACAAAGTCTCAGAAATGTCTGATGCAGAACTACTAGCACTAGCAGGTGACAAGAAAACTGATGAGTAACTTTATAGTATACAACGATATAAAGCAGGTAGATTTATTCCAGCATTTTTCTAGACGATACAAGGTAAAGAAACGAGTAATAGAAACTCTAGTCCAGATGTGTGACCAATGGGGACCAGCCAGAACTCACGAGGTACTACAGGTAGCCCAGCCAGTTACTTATAGGCAAGTACGATATATACACAAGTGCGTACTACTGCACAAAGACCTACTATTTATATTAAAGCCTGGTGGCTCTATCACTGAACGCGCTATCCTTGAACGACTAGAAGACCGGGGATGGTTAGAACTGATACACGAACATAAAGACACGCGGCGTATTAAAGGGACATACCGTGAGTTAGTATTTAGAAAAGCATGACACAATTCACTAAAAAAGACGCGGAGAAAGAATTAGCACGCCGTGAGTTAGCTCGTAGGCACTTTACAAACTTTAACAGGTACGTTGATGAGGGTTATATATCTAGTTGGCACACTGAGTTAATGTGTGACGCACTCCAGCGGCTAGAGAAAAAAGAGATACGATGGCTAATCATGGAGCTACCACCACGCCATGGTAAGTCTCTGCACTTGTCTCAGCGGTTTCCGGCTTGGGTAGTAGGTAGAAAACCCGATACTGATGTTATTGTAGGCTCTTATTCTGGAGACTTGTCATCCGATCATGGTCGTGAGACACGTAACTTAATTAAGGCTCAAGAGTATCAAAACATCTTTGACACTAGACTTGCGCCGGACTCGTCTGCCAAAGGTAAATGGAATACACAAAAGAAAAACGAACGAAACGAATGGGTCAATGCTAAGGGCGCTTATAATGCGGCTGGGGTTGGTGGCTCAATCACTGGTAAGGGTGCTGAATTCTTTATTATTGATGATGCTTTTAAGGATAGAAAGGAAGCTGATAGTCAGGTTATACGTGAAAGCGTCTGGAGTTGGTTTCGGTCTGTTGCTCGTACACGGCTCACCCCAACTGGCGGCATGTGTGTAACTATGACTCGCTGGCATGAAGATGACCTGATTGGCCGTCTGGTCGATGGTAAAGAGACAGCGGAACCGTGGGTAGATTACTTTGACTACATTAAAAACGGACTAGGTGACGCTAAATGGGTACGACTACAGCTCAAGGCGATAGCAGAAGATGATGAAGAGTACCGCAAGAAAGGGGAGGCACTGTGGCCAGACAGATATGACCTAGCTGAATTACAGGATATTAAAAGCACCCTGGGACCGTATGAGTTTAGCGCGCTCTATCAAGCTAATCCTGTAGACGATGCAAGCCGTGAGTTTAAGCGCGAGTGGTTTAAGTATCGAACATACGATGAGGTATCTAAAATGACTACTAGGCGGTTTGTAACGATTGACCCCAACTTAAAGAAGTCCGACCAAAGTGATTATTGTGGAGTCACTAGAAACTATATCAACAGCGAAGGCCAGTGGAACCTGCGCTCTACTCGCTATCGGGTAAACAGTAAAGAAGTAATTGACCTGATATTCTTATTGCATGATGAAGGTTTTGAAAAGATTGGCATCGAGGAGGGTGCGTTCTCGTACGTGGTAGAACCATTCTTACAAGAGGAAATGCGTAAGCGAGGTAAGTTCCCTAATGTAATCCCACTCAAACACAATCAGACTATGAAGGAAACGCGCATCAGAGGGCTTATCCCGTGGTATGCAGGGCACATGGTTTATCACCTAGAGGGTGACTGTACTGACTTAGAAGAGGAGCTACTAGCGTTCCCCAAGGGTTCAAACGATGACTGCGCGGATGCTACAGCGTACCAGCTACAGTTTGCCGAAGCCCCAGCCAGTGCCAGGACTCAAGCCATGCTACAAGAGCAAGACAGTAACCGCGCGGCTCAAATAGGTCAGCGACTAGGGTTGTAATTGTCGGCAGTCTAACCCCCCAATTTCTTATTATTTGCTAATATAGACACAATGGAATTACTATCTACAATCAAAGCGGAGATTGACAAGTACACCAATGAATCAGTCGAGACATCAGGCGGTGAGCTGTATTCAGAGTGGAAGCTCAAGAAACGTATTGCTAACTATAAAGCTAGACGTTATCCAACTGGCAAGGTAAACGCCAACGGGGAAATTGAGTACTGGTTTGATGCTATTCAGTCACGAGTAAATAACGAAATCAAGAACCTGCGAATCGACTCACGTTTCTTTATGTTCTGGAGTCAGAACCCAACTAAAGACTTCCCGGCGGTGTATATCACAAACGCTGCGCTGGCTGAGTACATGGAAGATACTGGTCGAGCCGAGGAACTGTCTGAGAGCACTGAAGACTTTTCTGCTGACGGCAATATTCTTCTGCGTAAGACAGATAGGTCGTATGAGAAGTGTGACATGATGCAGACGTTTCTAACTAATACACTTGCCCGCTCCGTAAACGAGACAGATATTATCGAACGGTTTACGCTGACTCAATCAGAGTTATCAAAGCGGTCTAACATTTATGACAACGTCGAAGAGGTGATAGAGAAGTGTAAGAACACTACTTACGGAGCAACGCAGACATCATCTAAATCAACCAAGACGGCCCCTCAGTACGAGCTATACCGTCGCACTGGAGAAATTACCGAGAAGGCATACTACGAAGCAAAGGGAGAAAAGAAAGGCGATGCGAATAAATACATTCTAGCGATGGTTATTGTTTGTGGTTTGACCGCGGCTGATGGTAAGGACAAATCAGAATACGTATTGTTCTGCGAAAAGCTCACTGGCTCAATGTCAGACCATTTCAAAGAAGCTCACCGGGGACCATACAAAGGCAAGTGGATGCGGGAAGGGTTGTATGAGCTGCTACTAGACCACCAGACAGCTTACAATGAGCTTACCAACGAGATTATGCGCGCTATTCCTTGGAGTACGTCCGCAATCCTAGCGTCTAATGACTTGCAGACTTTCCAGAATGTCCGTCACGGGTTGCAGCGAGGAACACTGTTGAAGTCATCAGACATCCGACAGGTACCAATCACAGCGCAAACTACCGAAGCGGTAAACATGCGTAACAGTGTGCTAAACGAGATGGATACTATCTCTAACTCATTTGAAGTAGTACAGGGTATTACTCCAGCATCAGGTACTCCACTAGGAACTACCCAGATGATGAACAGTAACGCCAACAAGATGTTTGACTTCTTACGTAAGAAACTGGCAGTACCATATCGCTACGTGTACCGCGACTTTGTACTAAAAGATTTAGTGTCAGACTTAAAAGGTAAGGACATTATCCGTATCACTGGTTCAGACCAAATGCTTGAAGACTTTAGAAAGCTGGCCGCTAACGTCTGGTTTAACAGCAACCTTGCCATTATCGGACCGCACACGAAGGAAATGCGAGAGCAACTGATTGAAGAAAAGGTAATGGAGTTGCAACAGACTGACCCGGTACTTAAAAACAGTAAGGAAATCTGGAAGGAAGTGCTACCGCGAATGTATGTCACAGTGGTAGGGGAGGCATACAACACCGCTGAGATTGATACAATCATGCAGACAATCAATCTAGAAGCTGACCCAGTCAGACGGGCGTTCTTCCTAGACTATATCTACAAGTCAAAAGGCATCCAAACACCACCAGAGGTAATGCAAGCCCAGGAACCAGAAGCTACACAACCACAGCCATCGGCTCAACCAGCAGCTCCACCAACATCACAGACAGCAATGGTATAGTATGGAACAGTTCAATCAAACCCAAGCCTACTTAGAAATGGATGAAAGGTCATCAACTGAACGCATCCTAAACGAAATGACCGACCCTAAGCGAATAGAGCAACGGCGGTTACACAAAGCAGAAGTGCAGAGAGTTGAGGAAGTAACAAATAAACATAGTCTATGACAAAAATAAACGCTACAATCCTAACAACAGAAGAGTTTGACGCGAAAAAGGCAGAGGTAGACAGACTGATTGCAGTATTTGAACTGTGGGAAAGCACAGAGCTATCTACCGAAACACAAGCAGAGATACAATCACTGTTCGATGACCTAGCAAAAAACCTATACGCTATTGACTGTGCGTTCCTAGATGCAAAGGTCAGTGTGTACAAAGATATTGAAAAGCTAATGAAAGCCTAAATATGATAACTCCGGAAGATGCAAAAGAATTAAAATCACGACCTGAGTGGCAAGCGCTAGAAAAGCACCTAGCAGAATGTATAGACGTGTTAGATAGCTGCTCTAGCATTGCAGATGACAAAGACTTTGCAGTAGAAGCCAAAGGACGGGCGCTTGCTGTACAGACTATCCACCAAATCCTCGAACCATTCCAGTATGACCCCCAGCCAGTGGCGAACATGCGGGCTGAATCACTCAGAAAGCTAGGGATGTAATAATTGTCGGCAGTTTCCCCCAGTAATATGGGGGGTTTTGCTATCCTATATGTAAGTTCAAGATATAAATTATCTTCGAGCGAGGTTATTAAGGACATTGTCCACCCAACAAAAAATAAGTATTCCTATGGAAAATCAAAACAACACTCCATCTCCGGAGGAGCTCCAAGTTGAGCAGGAGAGTCTTGCAGAAGTTCAGGACGCAGACCTTCGTTCATCTGTCCTCGACTCATTAGGCCTCGAAGCCGATGACAATAACGAAGACTTGGTTAATAAACTGGTAGAGCGAGAGAAATCAAGCCGCCAGAAACTATCTAGTGCTATCGGTGCCAAAATTAAGTACCGAACAGAGCTAGAAAAGTTTAACCAACAGCCTGAACAGAAGAAGCCAGAGCAGTCAAAGACTGAATTCGACGCTGATTCTATCCGCAAGCAAACGGAACAGACCGTTAAAGCGCAATTCGATGAGGAATATCTTGAAGAGTCAGAGTATTCTGATGAACTCAAGGCAGAACTCAGGAAAGTTGCTAAACTTAACGAAACTACCGTTCGTGCCGCTACCAAAGATTCTTACATTCAGTACTTGATTGAAAAAGAAACAGAAGGAAAACGCATTTCAGAAGCCGCAAAAAACGGAGGCGGAAGTGCTAAAAGTTCTAAAGGCAATTCAGGAGAGATGCCAGACCAGTTTACTGATGCTGCATACATGGCTACCCCAGAGGGGCAAAAAGCCTACGACGAATGGGCTAAGAACTAAGTACAACCAAGTCCATAACGTAAAAACATTTTATGTCTATTGACAACGACATGGTGAAGCAAATTTATGCTCGAGCACAGCGTAAATTCTTCGTCAAAAACATGGCTATGGCACTTGCCAACCGTGAACCAGGAGACGCACTAAAAGTCCAGGGTGGACGTAAGTATCACCGGCCAATCATCGGATTCGCTCAGATGCAATCTTATACCCCGCTCACCGCTACATCAGTATCTCAAAACATTGAGACAGCTAACGAAGAGTTGACCGTAGACCGAGCAACCGATGCTGAATCAATCCACATCAACATCGACGACACTGAAAAGTCACAGCTTAAAGACCAAGACCTCGTAGCACGTTATGGTGACGACCTTGGACAAGCCATGAAAGACTCAGTTGAAAAGGGATGGGTAGGTAAAATTGAGAGTGTACAAACTCTTGGTTCAGCCGCAGCACCAATCGACTTCTCTGGAACTACTATTCTCGACACTGTAGAAGACGGTCTAGGGCTAGTAGACGTAGCAGACGTTGACGAAATCCAACGTGTCATCCTTATGGGACCACGAGCGTACCGAGCAATCGAAAAAGCTACAGCTAACCGAACAACTGCACTAGGAGACCAAACGTACCTAGGAGGTTATCCAGCCCGGTCGCTGATGGACTCAATGCTTGTAAAGAGTAACAACCTGCCTTGGAGTGCAACCCTAGCAATGGGAACAGCGCCGTCTGACGGTGATACTGTGACTGTAGCTGGAGTAACTGCAACGTACAAGACTTCTCTAACTGGAGCTATGAACGAAATCTTTATCGGAGCAAACGTAGCAGCTTCACGAGCTAACACGATTGCGTACTTCACTGGAACTGGAACTGTGGGAACACAATACAGCAACCCAGACATCACTCAACGGATGTACCTACGACGAAACCGACGAATCGGAGTAACAGAAAGTTCAGCAAACCTACTCTTCACTGGATTCGGTGACGTAGGAACAGCTGAAACCTTTACTGCCTCTGGTAACACCTGGGGTGCAGAAGTTTCAAAGATGTTCTTCACAGCCGTTGGCGCAACTGACCTTGCCCTACAGCTAGATGAAGGTATCGAAATGAGTCGACCAAAGCCAATGACTGGCGAGGCTCACTTCACCCGACTATCAGGAGTGACTATGCACAATGCAAAGACATTTACTGACGGTAAGTACATGACTGTGACTACTTTTGTAGACGCATCTGACTACTAACCAAGTTATCTCACCCTTATGGGTGGGGGAGAGCAGATACCGTCTTTTCTCCCTTGTCCATAAACAACACACACCATGCAATTAAAAGATGATACAAATCAATACAACAGCCTGTATCACCTGTCTTTGCGGTGGGCGCGGGCTGATTCTAATAACTTCACCTACGCAGACTTTATTCAGTCGCTAAATATGGCAGTTAATCGACTGACTGCGGTAGCACAACGGCACGACAAGAGCTGGAAGTCACAGGATACAAACTCCACTAGTAACCTACTAGATACTACAAATAATCTAACTATTGGCGAAAACATCATAGCTATCTCTACCCCGTGGCGCAAAATCTCACGAATAAGAATCAAAGAGTCTGACGGCACATCTTGGAAGACACTGACGTTTAAAAGTCGTGACGTGGTTACTGATGATGAGATGGTTAGTGGAATGTTAGACCATTATTACCTACTAGGAGGCAATTTATATATTGTTGGCTTTTCTAACTACGCAGCATCTAACGGCGTAGAAGTACAATACCAAGAGGGTCCGGTAGCCTTTACGCCAGAAGCCGGAGATGAGGATGCAGTAGTAGGTTTTGACCCTATCTTTGAAGAGTTGGCAGCTTTAATGCCCGCATTAGACTACCTAGAGATAAACGGACCAGACGAACAAGCTCGCAAGGTAGAGGTGCGTATTGGAGTCGAACCACGCCGAGGAATTGAGGGGTCAGGACTTCTTAACGCCCTAGCAGTTACCTACCAAGAGCGACACGACATCGAGCATACACTTAGTTTGGCGAGCAACAACACAGCCGATGGCTTACTAAACGATTATTCAGGTAACTACCCACTCTACTAACATGAAAAGCCTATTCAGTGGCGGATACAGAGGACTCTCAGACAGCATATTTAGCGGTCAGCGGGGTTCTGTGTCTAAAAGTGTTGGTATAGACAGTCGAAGCAAGCCAGGGGTCTTAAAAGCGCACCAGCGGCTTACTAAAGATTCAGGTACAGTCGTAGATGAGCTGTGCAAATCAGCAGTTACACTAAAAGACGGCAAGAAAGTGTGGTTTGGAGGTCGCAAAGCCTACCTAGACAACGCTGGCACCTATTCAGAAAAGCTAGATTTTAGTGCAATCACTAAAGACATTCTATTTACCAGTCGAGAAACTGACACATTCATCGGGGAACCAAGTAGTATTGTGCGAT